CTCTATAGTAATACGTTGTATCTGTAGGGAGACCTAGGGATTGTCCCTCTAGCGGTAAAGACTGTGTCCATTCAGGAGAATATACCTCTATGAATGCTCCTGCTTCATCATCTTGTCTCCAGTTTTCTTCGTCTCCGTAAACGTCTAGACCTGTCGCTGGCTTGTACCAATCTATTGCGTTTTTGCTGATCTGTACGTCAAATCTTAATCTGTCGTATGCATTAAACTCTTCCGGCCAGGAAACTGTTGTTGTTCTCATCCCTGTACGACTGCTTCCTGATGGTTTCGTTGGTATCCATGTTTTATACTTAGAAGCGTCTACGCTTATACAGGTTTTCCATCCCAGGGAGGAGACTCCAGCTGAGTTAACAGCCTTTACTCTAAACTGATAAGAGGATAAGGGCGCCCACCCTTTGTCCTCTGTCTTTTCAGGATATCCGTCCGTAGTTCGGTCAAAATAAAACGCATACACGGTTCCTTGTACTTTTGCGTCCCCATCAATCGTCCCGGAAACGTCTCTCCAAGTTGTTCCACCGTCCGTTGATCGCTGCAGAATAAATAGTGCGGCGTTTATTGAAATTACGTCTCCTGACTGGGGGATCCATCTGACCTCTATATAGTCTTTATAGGCAATAGCGGTAATGTTGATTACGTCCGGCGGCGGTTGAGATGCGTCAGCAATTGTTAGGTTTGCATTGTCTATAGCTGTTAATAAAGATTCCTTGTTCTGGGTGTAATAGCTTAATCGCCCTTTGTAGGAATAAGGATCAACTTCTGTCACTTCTGACATATCAACCAGGATTCCTGGTACTCCAAAAAGATAATACCTAAGAAGTTCGTAGGATTCTTCGTATAAATCGATAATCTGAGAGTCTATACCTTTGTCGGTTGCCTTCTCGTGAATAAGAGGATATTCGGCCTCTATACCGCTCCATGCTGCCCTGATAGCAAGTTTCTCGGCTGGAGTTATTTTTCCGTCGTCTCCGTATGATAGTAGTTGTGTATCTACGGCTGCCCTGACGCTCTGGATTTCTCCTGAGATTGTTTCAACCTTTGTTACTGCAGATTTTAACGCTTCATTCTGAACATTCCCCAGAATCTCAACGTCCCCGGTTATGATGAGAGAACCTTCAATCGTCTGCTGTGGCTCTGCCACGTATTACTCCTTTTTTACCGGTCTACCCAGCAATGCTTCTGGATGACCGGATACTGCGAGGTATGCCTCTCTTATTCCGCTTACGGGCATTCCTAATACCATTCCGCCTCCCTTTGCAAACTCAACTAGTCCGTTCTCTATATCTCCCCCAGATATCTTATACATTGCATCGAGTATTTTGTTTATCCCTGGAAGTGCGGTATCTTCTATCGGCGCTTCTTTCTTCCCTGTTATAGCCCTACGCATCACTCGTGTTAGTTCAGAACCTATAAGCGGGAAAGATTCTGTAGCTTGTGTTATTGCCCAGAACAGATATTTATTTTTCTCGTCTTCATCTTCCGGCCCTGATCTTGCTGCGTTCAAAAGGATTCCTGCGATGGCATATCCAACAATCGTTCCTATGGCAACCCCCCATTGATGGTTCTTTACTGCAAGGGGTACATCGTACCGGATGTTTTGATAGACTACGTTAAGTGCTTGTGTAAACTGTAAAAGAAGCTTTGTACCTTCTCCGCCTCTACGATAAATAGGGGCAAGGTCTACTCCACGGACAGAAGGCTGTACTCTAAGGGTAAGGTCGTCTGCCCGTTCAATTGCCTTCTGTACGTCTCCTCCGTTTTTTGCAAGCTCGGCTTCAAACATAGCCCTCCATCCAACGGCAACACTAAACCTATCTGCAAGCTCCATCCCTTTCATCCCGTAAACAGATAGTGCGTTGAATCCCTTTAAAAGCCCGTTCGCTTCTGCTCTTTCTTTCATTATTTCGTATGAAACGTCCCAGGTTCTGTGAGTCAGTACGGTTGACATGGCTTCTGTTTCCCGCAGGTATTTTACAGGGTTTGTCATCATCTTTAGTGCTTCTGTAAATAGTCTGGGGCCTGCATAGGGAAGCGCTGGCCAGGGGCTAGTGAGTATCTGTACCAATACGGAACTAGCCCGGAACGTTAGGTATGCTGCTCCCAGGTTTCCTCTAAGCCACCGAATGCTCTTTTCCCATCGGCTGTAGTTTTTAAGAGAACCTGGGTTTTTTATCTCTGCGATATACTCTTTGATGTAATCAACCCCTGCATCTCCGAAAGCTGCTCGAATCTGCTCCTGCACAAGCGGGGATAGATATACGGCATCAAGCATCTTCCCGTACATTACGTTTGCGATGTAGTGTTCTTGTAAATCTATACTTTGCATCCACGTTGTTAAAAGGTCGAGTTTCACGGGGGATTGGTGTTTCGGAGAGATGTTCAGACGTGTTTTTGTGAAAGAATCTTTCGGAGGTCGCTTTAAGCCTCTTGTCCGGTTTAATAAATCCCCAGCGATTTGAACATCTGACGGCTCTCCGGTTACTCCTTCTCGTATGAGCATGAAATATTCTTCTACTTCTTCCATCTCTCTATTGTTTGCTTCTGCAACTGTTTTTGAAAGGCGTTTACCTGTTTCTTTCGCATCTTTTCTGAATATTTTGTCCAGCGCCTCAAGGTCTTTTTCTGTAAGATTTGCATCAAGTGCGGCTCTTATCTTAGCGAATCGTTCTGCTCCTTCTAAATACAGCTCATCCTCTGTCATGGCACTTCGTTCTTTCTCGGAGAAAAAGTCTCCGAATAAAACTGCCTGTAGGCTGTGTTCGTCTCTGAATGCCATTTCAATCGCAAGTAAATCGGTTTTCCTGAGCGTTTTGTTAGATCGTCCAGGGCCGGCTCCAACAATAGTTATCTTCTTGTTGAACCATTCGGAAACATCTATTCCCAGTTCTCTTAATCCGTTTAGAATTGCCATTTTCCTATGAGCAACATTCCGCATTTCTAATCGGTAGTTTCTGTCACGCTCAAGGATTAGTAGTTCATAATTCTGCCCCTGTTTCCCGCCGTCCATTCGTTCAGCGAATCTCTGTGCGTTCATCCATGCATAGTCTATCTCTTTTACTTTTGAAAAAAATTGCTCTTTAAGGGATTTTTCTCTTTCGTACCCTTGTGGCTCTTTGTATGAAGGTAGACTCATGATAGGTTTTAAAACAGCTGACCGATATGCCTCGTATAGTTCTGCCCTCTGCTGTTCTATAATCCTCTGTTTTTCCCTTCCTATAGCTCTAAGCTCTCGTATTCTTCTCTCTGTTGCTTCAAGCTCTTCTAATGTCATTTCGTTTAGGTTTTTCCCTAATGCTCTCCTTAACCATTTCTTAGGTATTTCCCCTGCAAGGTCAGGATTCGCTTCTAGCTCTGCCCTTAGAAGATTTATACTTTCCATCGTTCTGGCGCTGGGGTTTTCAGTGTTAATGGATCGCTGTATTTCCCGGATTGCTTTTTGATACTCTACATTTATCCCAGGCCCCGGTGGTCGCATAATACTCTTTGCCAGTGCTGCCCTGTATTTTTTTAATTTTTGTGCAGCCCTTCGCTCTGCGTCTCTTCGCCTAATTTTATCTTTTAGCTTTGTCTCTGTTTCGAGTTTTGCAAGATATGTTTGTAGCTGTGCGCTGTTTTTATATTCTTTCGCAAGAGAGAGTTTTGTTTGAAGCTCTCGTATCTTGGAATTAGCTTCGCTCTTTCTCCTAAGGACAGCCTCTGGAACCTCTTTATTCCGTGCTCTATATTCCTCTTGTTCCCTTGTTGCCCTATTTAGGATTTCTTTCTGCTTGTCTATCTCTTTCTCTATTTCTATCCAGTCTAGTGCATCGATAAGTTTCTTCCGTAGCCTCGCCCGCTCTTTCTCTATCTTTACCCTCTGACTTTCTAAGACTTCCGGTATTTCTGCATTGTTATCTAAGTATTTTTTTATTCTTGCAGCGATCCTTCGTGCTTCAGCGTTCGCCTGGTTTAATTTTACTCGTGCTTCTGCTATTTGCCTTCCTCTTGCATCGATTGCGGCTTCTGCAACCTTTAGTTCTGCAGAAAGCTTTTCTAGTTGCTTTTTATCTGCTTCTATTTTGTTTTTTAATTTTTCAACATATGCGGCAACCCTTTCGTCTGTTACTTCTCCTGATATAATCTGCCGCTCTAATTCTTTGTCTCGTATCTGCTCTGCCAACGCAGCCCGCTCTGAGATGCTCATTCGCTGCTTTAGCCTGGGGTCTTTTATGTCTTCATACTTTTTGATCATAGCTTGTGCGCCAAGCTTCGCAATTTCTTTGTCTCCGGTTAGCTCCCCATATATAGCAGCATATTCTTCTGGGTTCGCCCTTATGATACCCATGACGCTTGAAAGGAAGTGATTGCTTAAAACTCCTCTCTTCGCTCCGACACTAATAGCTCCTGCAATAAGAGGTTCTGCAATAAGCTGTCTTAATTCTCCCGCCCGCTGTTGCTCTTGTTCCCATATAGCTGCGTCTTCTGCGGTTAGTCCGTAAGGGATTTCTTCTTTTTCTCTTTTTAAGACGTTTTCCCAGATTGCCTTTAGGAATTTCCTCAATCCTTCATACTTATTGTCAGCAAGGTCTTTTAACCATGCGTTTATGTCTTTTTCTTTTTTAGGTACCGCAAGCGCCTCTTCCCATACGGATTTATACCATTCCAGTTTTTTGTCTGGCGGTAGGTCAGGGGCGGCAGGGGAGTCTGGCAACCAGTCTTTAGTTCCTTCTACATATTCTGCAAAGTCTTCCCACGTTTTCCCCTCCGACTCCATTTGCCTTGCCAATTCATAAAGCTGAGAAGCTCCATTATCAGGCTCTTCGTTCCCCTGAAAAAGCTTTACCCTCTGATTTTCCATTTCCCCTTGGAGAAGTATCTTCTTGTCCGTTGGAATAGACTCATCGTCAAATACGATATAGTTAAGCTCTGCTTCCCCTACTATTCCTTTTCTTTCTGAAAGAAACATTACCCCATCTATCCCAGCGTTCTTTAAGGAAAGAGAGATTCTTTTTGCGTACTCTCTTTTTTCCTCCGGAGAGGAATAGGGTTCTCCGTCTTTAATTAACTTATTCCAATACTCTCCCCAGGTTAGTTTGTAGTTTTTGTTATATCCTCGTTCTGTTATTTCATTATCTGGTAATTCCTGTGTAGGTACTTTTATCCCACACCGTTCAAGTGCAGCTAAAACCTTCTCGTTTTGTTGGTAAAGCGGCTTGTTCTCTTCAAGTAGTACAACGTCTCCGCTTTCCCATCTCTTTGCTATCTCTCTATAAAAAGACGTTGGATATCCATCTATTGTGGAAACATCTTTTTGCGTTTCACCCCTTTCCATGAAAAACTTTCTGGAATAGTGTACTGCGGCTTCGTGTGTGTTCGGGAAATAAAGCCCCCATCCGTGCCTATCTAATAGTTCTTTTTTCTCTTCAAACGCTTCTCCTGGTAGCGCCTGGTAGAGTGCTTCATTCTCGTTGATTATGTCTTCTCGATTAACTTTATATATAACAACGTCTTCTGGTGTAATTGTAACTCCAGGCTTTTTTGTCCAGAGAAGCCCACCGCCGCTTTCGTATACGTCGGGAGGAATGTCAACGGCGTAAGCCTCTTTATCGTTATATGCGATAACGTATGCATGATCATCTCCGTCCCATCCTCCGTCTATGATTTCCCATCCATCCCTGGAAAGAATCTCGGCTATTCTGCTTGCTATTTGATCACAGATCCCGCCTGTACCATACTCAATGTCTATTTTCGACTCGTCTTGCTCCCATTCTTCGTAGACTTTTTGCGCTTCTTCTGCTATTGCAGGTCTTAAGCTCTCAATCCTCTTATATCCAGATTCTTTACTCTTCTCTGCTGGAAGCCTTTCTTCCGTCGCAGGATTTTCTCCTTCCGCAATCTTAAAAGCTCCTGCCGGTACGACAGCTTGTCCTGTTGATTTGTTTATTTCGGGAATATAAGCGGTTACTAACCAAGGCCCCCATTTTCCATTTTCTCCCGTTCCCCGATAGGTTGAAACAAGCGCTCTATACTTACCCCATATAAACCAGATTTTTCTCTTATCCTCTGCGTCCTGGTATATGTCCCCTTTTGCTAAGATGTTCTCAATGTTCCCTACAATCTCTTCTCCTTCCGGTTTTTTTAGTACGTTAGCAAGACCTATTCCGTCAGTGTATTTATTCTCTTCGGTTCCTTCCCATCCCCAGGGGATAGAAATATTTCCGATTGGCTCCCTGGTAGCTGCAGATTCTATGATTCCATTTTGATTCTTTCTTAGTGCTGCGATAGATTCTTTAACAACATCGCTCCAATTCTTCCCCCCTTTCAACATTTCGTCTGTGGGATACCGTACACCGGTATCAATCTGGGCTAATTGGAGTTCTCTATTCTCTGAAGTGTACTCGTGGTGTGTAGTGATAGAAAAAAGAGGGATAGATGGCCTAGGTGCTGCTGTTTTCCTGGATTCTTTTAAATGTCTTATTCTTTCTGGGTCGAACGCATCGTCTTCGCTTCTTCCCTTATTTTTAGCAGTTTCTTTGCGAGATTGCTCGGTGGCTCTGATAAACTCTCTGGCGCGGTCAGCTTCAAGTCTCCTTCCGTCCACGTCAATAATTTCGATCTGGACAGGGATTTCTCCCCTTCCTGCTCGCTCGCCACGGCTTTCCTTTGTTGCTTTATCGATTGCCAGTCTATTGTCTGCTTCATGTAAATTACCCTCCCCGTCAAATCCTGCGCTTATCCGCAACCCTTTAACGATTGCTTTAGCGCCTCCTCCGCCTACTATAGGCGCTTCAATGATTACTTTAGATAAAGCATCCTCTGCTTCGTTGATTGTGTCAATAACTGATTCAATAGTTTCACCCTGAATAGCGTACTCATCTCCTGAAAAATGGTACACGTATGTATTGTATTTTTTTGCGGCGTTGTTCAGCGCCCACGCAACCATTTGGAGCATCTTATCTCCAGCCTCATGCCCCATGTTGTCGTTTATCCATTTTAAACTGTCGGCATCAATTGAAGCCTGTATGGGGAGAGGCCTCCCGAACCTTGCAAGGTCTTCCCTGTAAGCTCTTCTGTTAGGGATACCTGAAACCTCATTTAAGGTTAAGACTTTTATCAGTTCTTCTTTACTAAGCTTCTCTGACGCTTTGTTGTATAATTCCCTATCCCAGGTATCCCATCCCTCGATTGCAACGTCTGAATGAATCACTGTATTTATATCTTTCCGTTCAAGGGTAGGTGCTTTCTTTTCGTCTTTAAAAATAGTCTCTCCCTGCGACAGGATTGCGTCTCTCATCTCTTGTGTGAGCGTTAGGGAAAACACTTGAGAACCTGCGTCCGGGAGCGTGATCATCTCAACCTGTACTCCGTACTTTTCCCCTATCTTGTTGGCAACATCTACGATCTCTTTATTGTGAAGCCTTATAATTTCATTATCTGCCCCTCGCTGCTCCCCGGTAGCCCATGCGATAGAATCATAGTAATTTTCTGCGGCTTCCCGTAGCAATCTTTTAAATGCGTATTCGTACCAGCCTTTATCTATAGGTTCAGGTATTCCTTCTTCGCCTTTTAGGATTTCCTCTAACAGCAATACCTTCCGGTTGATAGAATCTTCTCTATCGTCAAGCCGTATCTTTGCTATTACTTTGTCTTCAAGGGAGACAATATGTTCCCGGTAATTTTCTCCACCTGAAATAGCCTTTTCGTTCTGTCTTTTTTGGTACTCTTCGTCAAGCGATACGGGCTGTAATTCAAGTTTATTTGCCTTTAAGATATCTTCTACTTGTGCAGGAGTTATCATTTCGTCTGTATCAAGAAACCGGTCAAGCCCTGTCCATTCTAATTCCTCTTTCGTAACTCCATAATCTTTTTATAGTCTAAGAACAACCTTCCCCGGAAGTTTCTCCCATTTTGTATTTTGTATCGCTTCATTCGCCTTATAGGTTATTTCTTTTCTTTCTATGGGAAACGCCTTTTCTGACGTTCCGTTTGTTCTTTTTATTGTTTCTTTCTGAGCTTCTTTAGATGCTTTTTCTGCCTCTATGGATGGAGCTTCCTCCCATTCTCTCTCTCTCTTCGCTTTCCATTCTCCATCTATTTTTTTCCATCCAGTTTCAGCCTCGATTTCTTCTGCGCTCCTACCTTCTGCCTCCATCTGCTTCGCTCGCTCTAATGCGGTGAGTTGCCTCCGTTGCGTCTGCTCTGCCTTCTTTTTTTGTTCAGATATCTCTTTCGGAGGTTCCCCTACAGGTTCCTGCCCTTCTTTTTTCATTTCTTGGACAACTTCCGTTTCGGTCAATGCGTCAAAGTCTTCTCCGAATATTTCTTTTGAGTTCTCGAACAGCCTATCAAAAAAAGCGGAAAGTTCAGGGCTAATCTGAACCCGTGCAGCTTTAAGGCCGTTATAGATGTCTAATATCCATATAGCGAATCGCTCAAAAATATTTTTCAATTCAGGCTTCGGTGGCTTTCCGAATGTAAGATAATCTTCAAGTGCGTAGGCAAGCGCTTCCCAGTGTGATCTATTCCCTGGTGCGCCCTCACCTGTCCAGCCTTTAAAGGGTGCGTTCCAATTCCCGTTTTCTACCCCCAGTGCGGCTTCCATCTCATCAAGAAGCTTTAATACTTGATCTCTATTTTCAACCTGGATGGTGCCTCTTCGTACTTCTAACATGAAGTTTACTACGGCATGAGAAGATTCATGTAAAACCGTAGATACATTTGCTTTAGGAGCAAGATCTATTACAGCCTTTAGGGATTCTCCTACGTGCCTCCACGTGGTAACGCCTGATGCGCCTCGTTCTATCTGCTCCGGTGTAAGGGTTCTTCCTTCCGGGGAAACAAATATCCCTGGTGCGAACGCTTTATCCGCAAGCTGGTCTCCTGTCATCCCCAGTTTTTGCGCCCAGAGATTCACTACATTCACGGCTGCTATACGTTCTTTTTCGTTCCATGTTGGAGCAACTTCTTTCAACCGTTCGTTCATGTATTTTAGGGTATTAACGTCAGGAGCTCCTCTTCCTGTAGAATACCACTGGATTCCTGCGTCAACGCCCCTTGGATTGTTTTCTGTGAGATATTGTTTTAAGGCGGCCTGGTTGGCATTCTTTGGATTAAACTCTATCTCCCATCCGGGGAATTGTTTCATGAGAGATGTCATGAGATTCACGTTTACGCTTGGAGATGCGCCGCCCTTAAATCCCAGTATTCTAACAATCCCTGGCTCGTCTTCTTTCCCTGGCTCAAATTCATATCGAACCGTAGCGTTTACTTTTCCTGTAGTGCTATCTACGGCGTGCATTGCATATTCACTTCCCTCAAGAATCGTGCTTCTTGCAATTTTTATATTCTCTGGAACGGGCTCTTTTGCCCTTTGTCTAAAGTTCTCCAGGTCTTCTGGCTTTAGCGTATAATCCCCGACAATTTTCTCTTCTGCTTTTTCTATCTTGGAAGCTTCTACGGCAGTTTTCGCTGTTTGCGTTCCAGAAACCATTAAACGAACACCGCCCTTTACTCCCGCTAAAACCCCCATTCCCATGACAGAATCTACAAGGGTTTGTTTTATTCGTTTTGAAGCTTCTTCTCTGCTGATGGGAGAAAGGGAAGTTCCCCATTCGGAGTTCGTTATATCCCGTGCGTAGTCTTCTGCGACAATGCTTGCCATTTCCTGGATAACTTCCTGGAAGGATTCAAGCCCTACGTCTAAGGCTCCTTCTGCAAGGGCGCTTTTCTGTGTTTTAAGGAATTTTGTTACAACTTCCCTAGCGAGTCCTGAACGGTTTGCGGCGCTTGCCACGCTTGTAGAAGATTTTTCTATCGCCTTCCCTAACCCTGCGATGTTCCCTAACCCTTTCAAGAAGTGATCCATGGGCAATACTTCTGTGGCCGCTGCAACAGCGCCATAGGCTTGAGCAACCTGCCAAGCGACTTTTGGATTTATCCTCTCGATTTTTATAGTACCATCTGGATTCATGGTTCTTTCTTCGTACTTCAATAGGTCGTAATAAAGCGCTCCCGTCTCGAGTTCGTAAGTCTTCATTCCTGCTGCCAGGTTTCCGCCGATTCGATATCCAAGAGCGGCAATCGTTGGGATATAGACCGATCCTACTCCGCCTGTTACAACAGAAAGAACGCCTCCGGCGGCCGCTCCGACTGCGCCTCCTACGGTTCCTGATTTTATGCTTTCAAGTTGGCTGGGGAGAAAGTTTGCAGCAGCTTTAAGCGCCTGTACCGGTAAGCTTCTCTTTATTTCGTCTGGCTGCGGCATACGGCTTTCAAGTTCTCGTATCTGTTGTTCTATTTCTGCGTCTTCTCCGCCTTTTTGCCCTAGCTTGAATGCTAATTTAGATATTTCTGTTGAAAGAACGGACGCTTTCCATGTTGTTTCAATCGCCTTCGGCCAACTTTTTGGAGCAAGCGCTTCTCCGTAATATGCAGATGCTATCGATTCATAGTTGTCAAACGCTTCCTCGAAAGGGATTCCTTCCATCATTGCGATGTAATAGGCTGAGTTTAGTCTACCTTCCATCGCAATAGGATCAGGTGAGTTCTTGATTATTTCATTAAATAACCTGCTGTAAGCCGCTGGTTTGTAAACTCCCGGAGGGGCGCCTTCATATAGCGGTTCATAAAGTTCTTCCGGGGTTTTTTTTGCTTTTTCTAACTCTTCCTTGAGATTAAAGGGAGATTCTTCTTCCTCTGTAACCTGCTTTTGGCTCCCGCTATCTACATATCCACGCTTTCTTAGAAAGTTCTGGTAGTACCATTCGTTAATGTCTTTTGGTTCGTTTATATCACTCATGGGGAACCACCAAGCTGAATTTTTAAGCTTTCGTATTCTTTATACAGTTTGCTCTGTTTATCTTTGGCATTCTTTTTAGCCTTTTTTGAAGCCTTTGGATCATCTATTATTTTCTGTAGATTTCCCATTTCATCTTCTATTTGCTCTAATCTGTTCTGTTCTTTCCCGCCGTAATATTGTTCTGGCGGTTTATCGCTTTCCCATCCTTTTGGTAGGCTCCAACCGGTGTTTTTCTTTTCTAGTGGTGAAACAGTTGCCCACTGTTTCTTTCCTGGATCATAAAGCTCTATTTTTGATTCCTTTTTTCCAGTGGGGCCTTCTAATGAGCTTCTGAGTACGGTAGCCTCCAGCCTGTTGCCTGCCTGGTCTACCAAGGGGACTGCTCGGTATTGTTCCCATTCGCCTTTATTGTTCATAATCGCAACAACCGGTTCCAATACTTCTGGATCATCTGGCATTGGTGCCCAGGATGCTCTTACATTGTCGGGTAAGCCTCCTGTTGTTGGGTCTATATTTATCCCTGCTAAAGACAATGCTGTCTTTAAAAATCCTGCCTCGAAAGACATTAGCGTGTCCCTTGTGGGACCGAAAATAGGTCTAGGGAGTTCTCCCATGGATGCTCCCACATGGTTCTTATATACTTTATCCCACATATTAAAGACTATTTTATCGTCGTCGTCTTTAATGAATCTATTCCCGTAAATAAGTCCTGCAGTCATTTGTAATGTAGAATATTTTGTATCCTTCGCTTTGTTGTAAACTTCCAATATCTGATCAACGCCTATCCCTGGATGGTTCCGGTAATACCATTCAAGGTATGCTTTAAGCTCTATCCTCTGGTTGTCTGGGAGTTTTGCTTTGTCAATCTTCTCAAATACATCTTTTAGTATCCCTAAGTCCGTTGAAGTCATCATCTTTCTCAACTCCGCAATTTTTTCCATGGAACCGGGGATGTTCTGTAGAATTGCCATGTTTTTAGCAACCATATTCTCGAATTGCCGAACACTAGCTGGAACATGTTCTGGGCGCCCTTTCTCATCAACTCCTACCAGCACTTTTGCTGGTTCTCCCACTTTACCAACACTTGATGCAACCGCATACGCAACAGCGGCTATCCCGTTCATTACTTGATGTCCCTTTGTTTTTAATGACAGATCGTTAGGGTTGTTTAGGCCATCTAATTGGCTAAGCCAGTACATTTTTCTGTCAGGTGATAATCTTGTACTCTGGATTAGCTCTGCATTGAAGTGAGGTACTCCCTTTTTAGCCTTTTCTTCAAATGCTAAATAGAAGTTTGCGAATGCCTCTTGAACCATTGCATTGTCTTCTTCTTGTGCTATTTTATAATGAGCAAGGAGTTCCTCGTTGGCATATTTTTTTTCTTTATCTCCTGCCGTGTAAATCTTCCCTCCGGCGCTATAGGTTTCATTAAATCCCTCGATATACTTCTTCGCTTTAATGATATCTCCCTGGGTTTCATCGAAAATCTGTTTTGCCTTACTACTAATGTCTCTTCCGATAATCGTTCTTGCATAATTGTCCATAAGCTGCTCGTTCTGTGAATCTTCTATGATCCCGTTATATTTTAGGAATGAAAGTTCTTTGTTTGTCTCCTCAAGAAGCTGCTGCGTATCAAGTCCGCTGGTGTCTACCAACACTTCTATTCTTTTTGTAGTGTTTGTTATTTCTTCATCTCTCCACTTCTCGTACTGGATTTTTCTGATTTCTGTTTCTTGCATTAGATTGGTCTTCCCCCAAAATTCTTTCAACTCTCGTTTTGCTAGGGGATTATCAATTTTCTCTACTCGTTTTTCGATATCTTTTTTAAACTCATCCCATCTCTGCATATATCCGTCACGCTTCCAAGGGTTGCCAGGCTCAGGGTCTCTTAATAGCGACTGCTTAAAGTCTTCGATATCTGTAGCTATAGCAAGGCTCTCGTTAGAGAATTTACTTCTTGCATCTACCCGGTAAGCGACAACTCCCAGGTTCATGAGAGAGCTTCCGAATCTTTCTAAGCTTTCACCGATATCTGACATATTCTACGTCTCCTTACCCCCATATTCCGGCCGCAACATCTACTCCTGTGGTAAAAATATCCAGGGTTGTTTCCCAGTCCCATTTTGGAGCTTTATTCGCTTTTATTATGGAATCCAGATAGCTTGTCTGAAGGGCTTCTTGAGTATTTATGTGTGCAAGCTGTATGGCAGTTTCCCCAGTTACCCGCTCTCTTTTATAGTTATATAAGTTCATGAATGCGCTATTTGGCTCGTATTTTCTGCCCAGTCTATCAATTTCTACCTTTGCAGAGCGTATGCCTAATTGTGTTTGATAATCCGAAAGGCTTAGGCCTTTATCTATTCTAGTTCTTTGTGCGTTTAGGTTTTGTTGTATCTCTGAGTTAATTATAGTTTGTAAAGTTATATCCTCTTTTGCGCCGCTAGACGCTTGCTGCGCCTGGATATCTCCCATTGCCCGTTCTGCTCCGGTTAATGCCTGTGTATATTCTTGCTCTGCTGCCAACTGTCCGATGTATGTTTGTTGATAAGAAGCCGCCGACTGGCCGAGCAGCTGAGTTTCCGCTTCTCCCATCTGCTCGTATTCGGTTTCCATCCCCATTGCCAGTTCTTTTTCCATTGTTTCAAGAGCAGATTCTTTCTGAAATTCTGCCATTTCTCTCTGATACCTGGCTTGTTCTTGAGCAAGAGCTTTCTGGTATTTTGCTTCTTTTTTCTGTGCCCTGCGTTTAGCCTTCCGTTTCTTCCATCCTCCGAATACTTTTGCGGCGCCTCCTACTGCTAACGCAACTCCAACAGCAGTAGCTATGGCAGCCTTCCTATATTCCACGGTGACTGGCTGATACAGGAAGGATAGTACCGTTGCAAGGGTAATAAGGAGTCCTGTAATTCGTTTGGATAGCTCTTCCCGTTTCATCTGTTATCCTCCGGCGTCAATTTCTGCCGATACTGCGAGGATCGTGGTATCTAATGGTTTGTCTTGTAGAATCAACACGCTTCCCTCCGTGTCCCAGGTTCCAGAAACAGGGATCGTATAATCTCCTGTTTCTGCTCCTTGTATTTCTGCTTGTTCCATAATTCCGTTCTCATATCCAACTTTAAATGTATTGCATTGCAGAATCCTTGCAATAAGTTTCGTTATTGTCTTAGGCCTCATATGAGCGCTTCCTATCCTTGCTTGAGCGTTTGCAGGCATTGTCTTTAACTTACCCTGGAAAGGTTCTCCAATTAGTACGTCTTCCCCGTCAGGGATTTCATCGGGGAGAGTAGCTTCCCCTGCGGCAATAACGATATCGTAAACCTTAGATTCGTATACGGCCTTTACGTCTCCTGATAGCCAGTAGGCTCCTGAAATACCTCCGTTTGTTTTTTCAAAAACTCCTGAGCTATCCAAGTGCCCGTCTGTTCCGAACACTTGTCCCATCTTCTCAATAAAGTATTCGACGTGTTTTTTTATGACCGCATATAAAGCATCTCCGCTTTCTTCTGGAACAACGGCAAGGCTTGTTATTTTCCCTGACGCATGGGCAACGTGAAACCACGCCAATAGCTGGTATAACCTGCTATAAGCGCATCCTGCAAGAGTACCGTCTTCTAAGGTGAACCAGGCAATTGATAGCGGGGTATTCTGGTAGTCTATTTCTTTTACTTTTGGCAATAGGATATGGTCTGCAAATGCCGTAAGGGAAGGGCTCGTGTATGCCTCTTGTGCTTGTGTATAAATATATTCTCTTGCTCCTCGGTAATTCGCTTCAACAAAGATTACGGCATCATTAAGCATAAACGGCTGAATGGGAGCGCTTCCGAACGCAGTTTGTTTCTGGCATATAAAAGAAAGCGAGTTTACTCCGCTGGGGATAATTCTTTCTCCGGTAGTCGTTCCTACTATAAGGTCTCTACCTGCTGCAAGCCAGAGGATTTGTTCGTTCTGGTCACTTGCAATCTCTTTCTTGAAAGCAGAGGCGCTGGTTATTACATCCCGTGTAGTTGTTACGTCATGGTATTCTGGTACTGTTGGATCGTGCCATCCTGCGGTAAGCCTTACGTTTGATTGCGTAGCTTTCGCTGGTTGAGTGATTTCAATAGAACTAGAGGAAATGCTCTGGATAAATGATCTTCTCTCGTCTCTAATAAGGGTGTTTATGTCGCTTGTTCCTGTGGCATTATTATTTATCGTAATAGAGTTTGCCCCTAAGCTTATGATGGTAGACACGGGAATGTTTTGGCCTGATAGTGTCTCCCCGGCCTCTAATTGTGCAATAACACCACTAGATACGTTTGTAATAACGTTAGAACCTGAGACTGTGGCTCCTACAAAAGTCACTTTCCCTTTATCAACAATTCCTGGCCCCGTTATTCTGTCGCCTACTAAGAATCCAGAAATCTCTGCTGCTGCAATCCCTGTAATAATGTTAGAACCGCTTGTAGTTGTTCCGTTAAACTCGTTTATAGGCTCTCTTAGTTGTCTACTAGTGTTAGAGATAGTTTCGTAGTAGGTGAAATTCCCAAAGTCAAAGGGCTTGCTTGCCCAGATTGTCTGTGGTTCGTTTGCCGTACTAGCAAGGTATAATCTCGCATCTTGAATAGCAATAGCTCTGGGGTAGTCTCCTGTATTCTGGAAAGGAACCATCCCACTTAATCCGGTAATAGGGAGGTCTCCGAATGTAAAGGTATCTTGAGCAGTCATTTCAAGAACCTTTACTTTCGCAACACCGCTAGCGATGTATAGTTTTGCTTCATACTGTGCGAATTGAAGATTTTTAAGGTCTCCTGCAGCCCACGTTGTTGTTACTTCTATGGGGTTTTGGCCACCTACAATAGCTCCATTTTTCCAGAATCGAATATATCCGACTCCGAACTCTAAAACATAGGAGAGTGCTTGGCTGATAATAAAAGGATGGAGTCTTACGGGTAGGGTTGTCTTTGCAGTGCCTAAGTATTTAAATCCTGGCCTAAGCGTCACGCCTCCGGGGAAAAATGGGAAAAAGTTCGTTAACTCTTTCACTCCCCGGTAGTATTGCGCCAGGTCGAACCTACCCATCATCTTAGGCCCCAGCTCACCCTGGGTGAAGTCTGTAATAATTTGTTGCTGGATCATCTGTACCTATCGCTGAAGAGGTCGCTCATCCATTGTTTCCCCGGAGCAGGCCCCTGTCGGTGTTCTCTACGTGTTTTCTTGCCTGCGGATTGTGCGAGAGCATAAGCGGATTGAGCGAAAGCGACTTCGTTTTCGTGGCTTCCTGTCAAAGGATATGCAATCATAGACGCTAGCTGGGTTATTACCACTTCCCTAAGAAGCGGATCCCATAGAGCATCGTTTTTTTCGTCTGGGACGTATCGTAAGATGGGTTGCGGGCAATTTGTATAAACAATCCCCCGTTCCATCTCAAAGTCAACGGGTGTCCCGGTAGAGTCTTGTAGCTCTACCAGATTTATATAATCGTCCGGTAGGGGAAATGCATATTGGTATTGTGTAAGGTTTGAGGCTGGAATAGGGACAAGGATTCCGTACAAATAGCTCCATTCAGCGGTTCCGTCTGTCACGGTTCCTGTATCCGTCCACGTGGGTTCGGTATCCCCGGATGTTCCTGCCTGAACGCATTCAAAAACAGCGCTATCTGTTACGATATGGTCTGAAACTTCATAAGATGTTTCTGCCTGCCATTTATCACAATAGAGTCTTTCTCGTTTTATTATACACGTCCAGTTTGAGAGTCTAAGGGCTGTTCTTCTTGCTTGATCTATAAATTCTGCGCAAACAGTTTGCGCCTTTCCTACGGGGTTTGATAGGTCTGCGTCGATAGGAATCTTGTCATGGTGATGGTTCTTCGCTAGGGCTGAATTGCAAATGTCTATAATAGACAAGGTTTTTCCCCTTCAATGTATAATTTCCTAAAGAGGGGGAATAACCCCCCTCTATTTATTTTTTTCTAGGCCGGATGTTGTCAGATTGCCCGGTTGTTCCATCATCCACGATTTCTTCCCTGGGCGATTGTTTAAGGGTAAAGTGCCTTTTTACCCAGGGATTATCAGGGTCTACAAGATAGGATTTATTCTTTTCGAACAATTGCCCTGTCGTAGAATCATAACAATCTTGTGCACACACCGCTTCTACCAATCTTCCCATTTACTCCTCCTAGTAGGTTATTGTACGGTCTACCGCAATGTTGGCATCAAAGTCCCCAGCGGTAAACGCCGCGGTTGCAACGGCAACGGCTTTTAGCCCTAAGTATCTTTTCGGGATTACCTGGGGAAGCTGCGTTTCCCATACGATTGTGTTTGCGGTAAGGTTTGCTCTTGCAATGGCTCCTGTTGACATAAGAACAACTGGATTAGAAGAGAGCGCTGCGTCATCTGCTGCAACAAGCTGAAACTCCACGCTGTCTCCTGTAGCAAATGCGGTTCCAACCCGCACCTGCAGATACCCACGGTCTCCGATGATCTTTACCCCGTTTGCGTTTCCGAGGTCTATCACGTTTTGGGAATTGTAGGTTCCGGCTGCCCTTACATTGTTCTGCCCTTTTGCAAGCTGTAAGCTAAAATCAAGTATCGCCATATAATCCTCCTTTTACGAGAAAGTAACCGCTGATTCGGTGTTCAGGATTGCGTCTACCCTTTTTATGGGAACCCCATCAAAGGCCAAGACTTTCCGGTTTGCGGTGATTTCCTCCATGGTCAAAGTGTAGGAAGCTGCTTTTCTAAGCTGCTTTTTTAGCATTGACATTGTTCTTGCGTTGCAATAAAACACCGCCCTTCCCATTGTCCGGGAAGGAAGTCGTTCCAGCGCCTCATCCATTGCGTCAAAAAGGTTTCCTGCGGACAGGTCTGGCAGTATAACGCTCCAATCGATGTTGCAGATTCTCACCGCATACCTCCAATCCCGAACCACCAGGCCTAAGTCCCATTTATAGTGGGTTCTTAGAACCTGCAGCATAGAACCGTCTGCGAGGGTTTTGGTCTGCTCTCCCAGGTCGTTGTGCTGGAATCCTGCCTGAGAACCATTGGGATAGGTTCCGTGTATGGTGCTTTCTCCCCATACGACTAGCCACATAGAGGTGTTGTCGCTACCAGATGCGCTAGCGCATACCTTCACGATGTTCGATCCGATCTTGTCTGTGTTTGCCCAGGGGTCGTTGTATCCTGCGGCGTACCGAGGGGCTAATCCGGTAAACCGTTCCGGGTATAGCTGCCGGTTTCCGTAAATCAGCGTAGAAGCCATGGCCTGGTTCATTGCTTCCAGGAATGCCTGATCTTCCGACAATCGGAACGCTGCGGTGTTCCCGTTGAGCGCTGCCAGGGCTTTGTCTACTTCTGCATACGCCTCAAGCATACCGCATTCATCGGTAACTTGTGCGGTCACGCTTTTGGAAGGCTGTACTCCGTAGTTCAATAACCGCCAAGTAGCGGCCGGCAGTCCAGTTCTTACCGTGGTCTTGTGGCCGGTAGGAAGGTTCCCCTCGACGACAACCATATCTTCTAATATTTCATTTGTTTTTGCCAGAAGCTCAATAATTCTTGCGACTTTATTGTCCGGCCCTAGTCGGCTTGCTAGGTCAAGGTACGTTACGTTTGTTCCTATAGTAGGCATAGGTTACTCCTTTCCGTATAAAACTTCTGCGTCGCTCTTCTGCCTACCGCCTTGAGATACTTTAAAAGCTGCGGAGTCTTCAAGGCTTATTTGACCGAGTTTGTGCAACAGCTTGATAAAACTAAGACGGTTCCCCATTCCGGTTTCTTCTGCGTCTTTTAGAAGCTGTGCGCTATTAGGAGCATAGCGAACGCCTCTAGCGACTACGCTTCGCTCCTCTTCGTATCGGTCTCCCCATTCTTTTTTTAGTGCCTGGGCGGTTTCCTGCTTTGCTTTTTCGTTTGCTGCCGTGAAGTCCTCTATTGCTTTTATTGCTTTCTCGTTTGCAAGCTTAAAGAAGTCATTTGCTTGCTTTTGGGTTAGGTGTAGAGCGTGCGCAATGTTCTTGAAGTTGTTGATGTCTTCTTCTTTCACCTCAAGGTTTTTGTCGATATCAAGCTTGTAGTCCTCCGGCTTTTTGGGAACGCCTAGTTTCTCGAAAAAAGCTTCTTTCGCTTCTTCCTTTGCGTTTTCGTCCGGTAGCTCAACCATTTTCCCTGCCTTTTCCTCAAGCTCGATGCTGTGCAGGATGGCATCGTCTAGCGTTTTATACTTAGACGCCCACGCTGCGAACCGCTGATCGGCTCTAAGGTTTTTGGTGGTAGAGGTCGTCCATCCAGGGAGGTCTCCCTGGGTAGCTTGACCAGCGTCCCCCTGGGTATTATCCGCAGCGGTATTCTGGTCTTTCCCGTCCGTATTATCAGCGCCCTTATTGTCTGTTTTTCCGTCTACTAGATCGGTAGCAACGGAAGTTCCGCTTGCCCCTCTATCTAACTCTCCCATGGTATACTCCTTTCTATTTCAAGCTCGAATCTTCTGTTGAGCTCTCTTCATTCAGAGGAATACTCAACAAAGATGTAGTAACAGCAAGAGTGTCATTTGTCAATCCTAATCTTTCTTTCAGTAAATAAGTCGCATAATTCTTTAGTGCCACTTCCCTTTCTGTGGTTGCGGGGCGTGTAAAGTATAGGTCGTCCAGAAGTACGGACAAGAAAATCGCTCCATTGGGCGTGCTGAATATCTCTCTTCCGATCTTCTGAACAATTTTTATTTTTTCTTTTACTGGGAAATCCTTAAACCATACGTCTTTTTCTTGCATTCGTTTCATTCCATAGCACCTTCTGCCATAACTTTCTCTATGTTCTCAAGCGGGGAGCCTGGTTCAGGCTTCTTTGATAGCTTGTTGGCGTTCTGTGCAATCATCTGTTCTTGCTGCATCTGCATAGCCTGTTCCTGCATCTGCTGCTGTGCTTTTAGCCTTTCCATACGCAATTTGATCACGTCGTCCTCTTCCCGGATTACAGAAGCCGGGGCCGCAGCGCTCTCCATGCCTTCAACGATCAGTTTATCTTGATCTACCCAGTCTAAGGATGTGGGGAACATCTGTCCTACGGCTTGAATGTATGCGAGGGCGGCGTTTAGTCCTGTGGTCTGATAGTATCTCTGTTGCAACTGAGATAAGAACCCCACAAACTCGATTTTAAGCTTTGCTTTCCCTTGAGCTTCTATGATAGGTGGGGGAGGTTCTGGGAGAAGTCCGTTCCTGAGTAGAATATTAAAAGTTCTTTGCACTACTCTCTGTAAAACTTCCCGTTCGTATCTTCCGGTAATGGGGCCCAGTACAGCCGCTTTTTCACCGGTTCTCTCGATTACTTCCCGTGCGGTCATCTGCCGTTCCATCTGCTGTAGCATCAAATAAATGGGTATGTGAAATTGTGCGTCTATCAAAGCGTCTTGGCGTTCTTCGTTGTCTTTCGTAATGGGGTAGTTTGCGCCGATGGGGACGGGTTCGATTGTATCATCATGATTCTCTCTGTAAATATGGTATCCGGGGATAACTGTATCTTGCCCTTCTAGTGCTTCATCTACCAATAACGTAGGGTCTGCAATCTGGTTTCCTAATCGGATTCTGCTTCTTGACATTTGGTTTGCGGCCATGATGTCTCCGAGAGCGTTCTGTGCGGGAGATCTACCGTACTCCTCCCCTGCGTTTTTGCTATATCTCCATACTGCGTGTGGAAACTCCCAGTATGCTCCCACGTCCATGATTCGGCTGTCGCTCACGTCTATCCATATGGAATTGAACGGCATTTTCGGATCAAAGGCTTTTTTAGCAAGTTTCCTTAGTTTGTCATCTTTCGGGGTTACAATATGCCGAATGATTACAATCCCGTAAGGGTCTCTTTTAGATTGTTCAAGAATCCTTGTAGAGACTCTATCCTCTCCGAACCTATCAACGGTTGCTTTAAAAGTCATGGGGATGTCTTCCATGATGGTGTCGATTTCTCCGTAAGCGTTTTCCGCACACCACACCGATAGGGGGTGTCGTGCTTGGTAAGCGATTCTTCCCTTTCCTATATCCTCGATGTAAAGCGTGGAGGTTCCTACGGTCATTCCGTCTAAAACGATTTCACTTAACGATTCATAAAGTCCGTATCGTGCAAAAACTGCATACAATACTCGTTCGCATTCCTCTATCCAATCCGAAACCATATATTCCTTCATAAGCTTCAAGTCTTCGAATTGAAGCTTGCACCACACCTGTCTCCGGTTTGCGGTGTATCCCTGGAAGCCTGCGCTAGCGATACTAACGTCTAGAGCGGCTCTATTGTTGAAGTTTACTTTTGGGTACTTATCCTTGGATTGGTCGATTCTGGGGTCAAAGTTTCGGGTAGGG